GACAACTACGTGATCAAGGCGGACATCAACGCATGGCGCAAGCTCGGGATGGAGGTCCAGCAGGTCCACATCTTCAGCTTCGATGAGGACGACACGAGCCCCATCAGCCAAGGGCTGCCCTACGTGGTGCGCGACAGCCAGCTGTCGATCTGCGCAGCGACCCGGATGACGCTCGACAACGCGTCAGTGACCTGCGGCCCCAACCTGGAGATCAACACGTCGCTGCTGCGGACCGATCAGGACCTCACCGGCGTGCAGCCGTACAAGATTTGGTACCGGGACGATGACGGACCATCGGCGCAGTTCCCGGCCGTGCGCCGGGTGGAGATTGACGGACACCTCGCCGAGCTTCAGGGCCTCGTGCGGATGTTCCTTGAGTTTGCCGAGATGGAGACCTTCATCGGACCCAGCACCGGCGGCGACATGACCAAGGTCCCGAGCGAAGCCATGCGCACCGCGGTGGGCGGCTCCATGCTGCGGAGCGACGCAGCCCTGCCGTTCAAGGACATCGTGCGCAATTACGACAGCTTCACCCAGTCGGTGATCTGGTCGATGGTCGAGTTCAACAAGAAGTTCAACCCGGACCAGGTGCCGGACGGCGACTACGACGTGATCCCGCGCGGGGCGACCAGCCTCATCGCCAAGGAAGTGCGCGGCCAGCAGATCGACATGCTGAGCCAGACCCTGACGCCGGAGGAGCGCGACCACATCGACGAGCGCAAGTTCATCGAGGCCAAGCTCGCATCGCGCGATCTGCAGGGCATGCTGGTCACTCCGGACGAGGCATCTCAGCGGCAGGCGCAGAAGGCGCAGGTGGCGCAGCAGCAGCAGGACCAGCAGAACCGGATGATGGAGGCGACGATCAAGGACACGCTCGCCGGCGCGTTCAAGAACGTGTCGCAGGGCCAGAAGAATACCACGGCAGCCAACAAAGCATCAGTCGATACAGCGATCTCACTCATGAACAGCGGACAACCAGATGGCGAAGGATCAAACGGCGGAACTCAGTCGAAGGCTGCGTGAAGCAGCCCAACTGCAGGACCCTGTGGCAAAGGCTGCGATCGAGCTCGTGCGCCTGTCAATCGAGAATGTGAAAGAAAGCCTTGTCACAGCTGACGGGGAGGATATGTATCGCCTGCAAGGGACAGCACGATATCTTTCCCGAATGTTACGTGACTTAACGGTCGACCCCCCGGCCATAATGAACTCAGGAGATAACTAATGCCTGGCAGCCAGACCCCCTCAGGTGATAGCAGCACGTTCGACGCAGCCTTCGCAGCTGCAGCAGCGTCGTCGACGGACTTCCCTCCGGCAGAAACTCCGCCGGTTGAGGCTCCTGCCGCGGAGACACCTCCGGCAGAAACGCCTCCGGTTGAGGCTCCTGCTGCTGAGACACCTCCGACCGAGACTCCTGCTCCCGAGACTCCTGCTCCCGAGACGCCTCCGGTTGAGGCTCCTGCGTCCGAGACACCGCCTCCGCCGCCTGCACCGGCAGCGCCCACGGCTGACGAGATCGTCCGCGGTCTGGCTGACCTGATCCAGCAGCCGCAGAAGGCTCCTCCTGCGCCCGCGCCCACCGCGCCGCCGGCCGACATCCAGATTTACACGCCGGACGAGGTCGGGGTCCTGCAGGAGTACGAGAAGAATTGGCCTGACGTGGCGGCTGCAGAGTCGCTCAAGCGCCGGGCTGAGTACCACGACCTGATGAAGTTCGTGTTCACGGAAGTTCACAATTTCGTCAGCCCGATGATGGACCAGCTCCGCACCATGGGTAACACCATGCACCTCGGCGAGCTGAAGCAGGCTGTGCCTGACTATTCGGAGAACCTGGAGGCCGAGGTAGCTGGTTGGGTGGATACGCAACCTTCCTACTTGCAAGCCGGCATGAGACAGGTTATGCAGACCGGGACATCGGAGGAGGTCGCTGACCTCATCGGGCGTTACAGGGCGGCAACTGGAGCTGCTCCGGCATCGCAGGCACCCGCCTCGGCACCGGCACCAGCCCCAGCCAAAGCCCCTAAAACTGAGCTGTCTAGCGCTGCCAAACAAGCGGCAGAGTCGTTGGCCCCAGTCAGTGGTGATCGAACGCAGATTCCCGTCGGGCAGGACCCGATGGATTTTGAGTCCGCCTTCGCTCGGTACGCCGCTGATCCGATGCAGACGTAGGCCAGTTTTAGGGAGGCTTCACAATGGTAAGTTACGGCGATATTTCACCCGCAGTCGCAGCATGGGCTGTCGTCCGCATGCTCAAGCGCGCCCTGCCGCTTCTCGTCTATGAGAAGTTCGGTCAGGTCTACCCGCTTCCGACCAACTCGACGCAGACCGCGAAGTTCCGCCGGTACTTCCTGTCGGGCTCCACCGGTGCCGCCGGCTCCGGATCGGGCGAGTTCTACACCCCTCTGGCGCTTGTGCCGCTGGTTGAGGGCGTGACTCCCGAAGGTCGGTCGCTCGCCAACCAGGACTACACCGTCCAGCTGGCGCAGTATGGTGACTACATCACCATCACTGACGTGGTGAACGACACGCACCCGGACAACATCCTGGCTGAAGCCACGGACATCCTTGGTGAAAACGCTGCCGAGACCGTTGAAACCCTGCGTTACAACGTCCTCAAGGCGGGCACCAACGTCTTCTACGGCAACTCGGTGGCCGGTCGCACGACCGTCGCTTCCGCGATCAGCCTGACGGACCAGCGTCGTGTCACCACGGCTCTGAACCGCCAGAACGCCAAGAAGATCACCTCGATCGTCGCCTCGTCGGCGGACTACAACACGAAGTCGGTCGAAGCCGGCTACGTCGCCGTCGTCCACCCCGACCTGGAAACCGACATTCGCCAGATGACCGGCTTCAAGCCGGTTGCGGACTACGGCCCGCACACCACTCCGTGGGAAGGTGAGATCGGATCGGTCGAGCAGGTGCGCTACATCGCGACGACGGTTTCCAAGCCGTTCCTCGATGCGGGTGTGGCCACCGGTACGGCTCCGCTGCTCCGCCACAACTCGACCAACGTCGACGTCTACCCGGTCCTGTTCTTTGCGCGCGACGCCTTCGGCATCGTTCCGCTGAAGGGCAAGTCCTCGATGACGCCGATGGTGGTCAACCCCAAGCCGGCTGCCGGCGATCCTCTGGGTCAGCGCGGCACCGTCGGCTGGAAGCTGTGGACGGCGACCGTCATCCTTCAGGAAGCCTTCATGGCTCGCCTGGAAGTCGGCGCGACTGCCTAATCCCACTGAAGGTGCGGGGGTTCTTCGGGACCCCCTCACTCTTGGTCCTAATCTCGAATAAGGGAATTTCATCATGGCAGCTGATTCTGCAACCACCCAGGAAGGCGGCGTCTCGAACTACGCCGTGGGTTCTTTCACCGGCGCTGGTGCTGTTGTTGACGTCACCTGCGGCTTCAAGCCGCGCTACGTCAAGCTCATCAACCTCACCGACCGCACCACCTATGAGCTGACCTCGGACATGGCTGCAAGCCATGCTCTGAAGACCGTCGCTGCTGGTCCGATGACTGACGACACGGCAGGTATCCTGCTGATCGGCGGCACCAACACCAACGGCTACCGCGGTTTCCAGGTGCCTGCCGCCATCGCCATTGCGGCGAAGGAGCTGCACTACATCGCCATCGGCTAAGCCGGGGGGCTGGGGGCGGGGGTGCGTAAGGGGCGCACCCCCACTTTCTCATAGAGAACCAAAATGAACGAGGTTTGTGGCACCATGGGATATTCCTGCATCCGCATCGAACGCGAACGCGATGGCTATGAAGTCCGCTGCACAGACCCTGCGATCCAGAAGCAGAACGAGTCACGCAAGACCGGGAGCGACAGCCCCTGCGAGCCTTGGAAGGACCCTGAGGTCGAGTTCTATTTCGACACGAAAGAACAGGTCCTGAAGTTCCTGACGAGCGCGATGGACATCGCGCTGCCGGCCGACACATATACATCGACATTTGATAAACTGGCGAAGGAAGCAATGAAATGAGTGATGCGTATACGATCAACGGGGTGACCGTCACCCCCACCGGCGGCGGCTTTTACGAGCTGAGCCACCCAAACCTCCCCGAACCCGTTCGTGCCCGCGGCAAGGAAAACGCTGACGCCAAGGCTGCTGAGATCGGAGCCATGTTCCTGGTCTCGGAAGACTCGATGCCCAAGCAGAACCTCGACGAAGCTGTCGTCTCGCAGCCCGATATTACTGTGGTCGGGGACGGCTCTGCAGCCCGTATCGCCGCGCTCGAAGCGCAGGTCGCCGCCCTTCTGGCCCGCCCGGTCCAGACGGTGGTCACTGATGGCGGTGCTGCGCCGGAGCCCCTGCGGACCGGACCGATCCCCAGCTCGTTCACCGGTCAGGTGGATAAGGACGTCGCCGCGGCGGCTGCCAAGCTCGGGATCAAGTACGTCACGATCCGTCTGGAAGAGAACTCGGACATCCCGCCGACTGGCCTGTATGTCGGCCACAACGGTCGCGGCTATGTCATCTCTCCCGGTGTGCCGGTCGATGTTCCGGACTTCCTGCTGGAAATCCTGGACAACGCGGTCATGTCGGCCCCGATCGTCGATGGCACGACGAAGAAGGTCCTTGGCTATCGCAACAGGATGAGGTACCCCTACCACCGTCTGTAACAGCGGGTAGGGGCCATGACCCTCGAACAACTGCTAAGTCTGCTCCGAGGGGCGATCCTCAATGATCGGACGAGCCGCGTATCCGGCTCGTCCGATTACCTTTGGACCGATGAAGAACTCGTCATTTATATGAATGAGGCTCAGCGTCGTTTCGCGACCCAGGGTCTCGTTCTGCGGGACGGCACCAGCCCCGAAGCGACGCGCATCACGCTCGTGGCTGGTCAAAGCAGCTATGACTTGCACGAGTCTGTGCTGGCCGTCCTGTCAGCTCGCGTCAGTAGTCAGGAGGTCGACCTGCAGCGCGTCGGGCACTCGGTGCTCAACGCGTACCGGCAGCCGACCGAGTCGTGGATCGACCCGTCCTCGCTGACGACAATGCCGCCGGGGGCACCGGTTGCGTTCTCGACTGACGAGACGCTGAGCCTCGATGACTACGACAGCCTCGGGCGTGCGGCACTGCGCATCCACCCGGTACCGAGCGCTGAACTCGCCGGCACGATCATCCAGCTGCGCGTTGTCAGAAAACCGATCGAGCAGCTGCAGCTCTCCGACCTTCAGGCCTCCCCGGAAATCCCGGCGGACCACCATCTGGAGATGCTCGATTACGCTGCATACCTGGCTCTCCGGATCGTCGACGACGATGCTGGGTCGGTCAAGCGCGCGGCTGACTTCAAGGCCACCTTCGAGGAAAACGTGACTGAGGCTCGAAAGTCGGCTATGCGCAAGCTGTTCGCCCCCATGGACTGGGGCTTCGGACGTGGTGGATATAGCTGGAGTTGATCAGATGCCGGATACCAAACAGACAGCGTCAGCTGCGCAGCAGGCTTATAACGCCATGCCATGGTATCAGAAGCTGATCCATGCAGACCCATCGTTCCGACCCCCTCCCACTCCGATGGAGCAGGCTCTGGTGT